GAGGCGTTTGCGTCGTTTGACCCACTAGCCACAGGTGGCCCGGTCACAGGCAACTACGGTCAAATCCTGCGTTTGCTCGGAGTCAATAAGCCACAGGTGGCCTGACATGTCAAACATGTTCAAGGATGGTTACGACCAACTGGTCACCAAACTGCAGACGATTACCGGGCTGCGTGTGTTTGATGATCCACGCAACATGAACCCACCGTGTGCACTTGTCGAGGCACCAACCATCATGATGGCAACCAACGTGGTCGCTGACATGGAATTCCGTGTCGTAATGACTGCCCTGGGCACCGGGGACAACAGGACGCTTGACAGCCTGCTGGACAACATTGATTTGATTCGCGCTGCACAAATCGGCTTGACCGATGCACGCCCAACCACTGTGTCGTACGGTGGCGCTGACTACCCTGCCTACGAGCTGACAATACGCACCAAAGTAAGCCCCTAGGGCTACTAGACTGCCCTACGGGTAAGCAGCGACCCTCGACGTAGAGGAGATTCGCTACATGGCTAACGCAACCACTTACCTCGCTTCCCCAACATTCGGCATCGGTGCTGCTGTTGGCTCAATCAAAGACCTAACCGATCAATGCAAGTCTGTAGTCATCACCAAGTCGCGTGAAGCGCTTGACTCCACTTCATTCGGCAACACAGGCCGCCAGTTCGTCGGTGGCCTCACCAACGTGACCGTGACCGCCACGCTGCTCATGGAGTACTCGGCATCGCCCGGCACGTACGTTGACCTCACCAGCCTTGTCGGCACCAACGTGTACGTCGCAGTAAAGCCAACCTCGTCTGGCATTTCAACGACCAACCCAGAGTTCCAAATCACTGGCGGATACCTCGAGTCACTTGATCTCGTCAACGGCTCAGTCGGTGAACTGTCCGAAGTAGAAATCACCATCACAGGCGGCGTGCTGGTCGAGGACGTGACGGCGTGAAACTAACCATCAAGGTGTCATTCAAGACACCAGCAGCGGAATTGGTTACAGAGCAAGTCACAACGACAATCGCTACGGCTGCTGCGTGGGAACGCAAGTTCAAGCGCCGCGCCAGCGATCTACAGGCTGGTATCGGCATTGATGACATCATGTTTATGGCGTGGCATCAGCTCAACGTCAATAAGCGTGAAGGCCGCGACTATGACACTTGGCTTGTGTCCGTTGAGGATTTTGAGGTAGTGGAGACTGCCCACGCAAACCCTACGGAAGCAACAGCGTCCGCCGCCAGTTAGCGGAATTGCTGTTGGCTACCGGGTGGTGGCCACCTGACATCGAGTTTGATTCTGAGGATTTGGCTACCGTGTTACTGCTGGCGAGAAAGCAACAACAACGTGGCAACTGAAACTCGGATTGAAATTTACGGCATCAAAGCCGCATTGAAAGAACTGAACAAAATTGCGCCTACGTTGCGCCGTCAAATCACCAAAGATTACAAGCAAATTGTTTCGGGTGTAATCAAGGACGCTCAAGCCATAGTGCCAACTATTGCCCCCATGACCGGCATGGAAAAAGGCTGGAAAACACAAAGCGGTTATGAGATGTTGCCGGATGGCGGCTGGAATGGCATCAAAGCACAAAAGTCATACACGGCGAAAATTAGTACGCGACGTGTCAAAGAGTTTCGCGGAACTAAAGAAAATGTTGGCACGTTTAGAATTGTGTTCACTGGCTTGGTCAATACGGTGTTTGACATCGCTGGGCGCAAATCAAGCGGTGAAGTCAAGCAAACCAGTCGCATGGGCAAACACGGCAGAAAAGTTGGCACAGTGGGCGGCCCTCAAATGATTGCTGTGCTAAATAGTCGTTACAACCGCGGTTCGCGTACCGTCTGGCCTTCGTATCAAAAAAACGAAGCTCAGGTAATTGACGAAATGACTAAATTGGTTGAGCAGGTAATGGAACAGGTTGGTCGCAACCTTGTCATGAACAATGATTCGTAGGATGTAAGCATGGCTGTCTCAATCCCTATTATTTCCGAGTTTGACAGCAAGGGAATCAAGAGCGCCATCAATGAGTTCAAGAGCCTTGAGGGCGCTGGCGCTAAAGCCCAGTTTGCCCTCAAGAAGGCTGCCATACCAGCAGCTGCGGCTATTGGTGGGCTGGCTGTTGTTATCGGTGACGCAACCAAAGCCGCTATTGAGGACGCAAAAGCACAAGCCCTGCTCGCCCAGGCCATTACAAATAACACGCTGGCTGGGGAAGCCAACATCAAGGTTGCTGAGGCGTTTATTGAGTCCACGATGATGTCGGCGGCTGTGGCTGACGATGAGCTACGCCCAGCCCTCGCCTCGCTTGTCCAGGTGACCGGGGAGATGACTTCGGCACAGGATGGCCTGACACTGGCTCTCGACATCGCAGCAGCTACTGGCGTTGATTTGGGCACGGCTACGGATGCCATTGCTAAGGCGTACGGTGGCAACACGAAGGCGCTGGGTACGTTGCTTCCTTCGGTACGCAGCCTTATCAAAGAAGGCGCGTCACTGGATGAGGTGTTTGCGGCTGTCGCTGGTACGGTCGGCGGATCAGCAGCTGTGGCTGCCAACAGCGCTGAAGGTCAAATGAAACGCTTGTCGCTTACCATTGGCGAGACTAAGGAATCTATTGGTGCAGCATTCCTGCCCATCCTCGAGCGCCTGCTTCCGGTATTGCAACGCTTTGCGCAATACGTACAAAACAACACCGACAAAGTGCTAGCGGTCATGGCGGTGGTCGGCTCCCTTGCCGGGGCGATTCTGGCATTGAACGCAGTAATGAAGGTCATCACGGTGACGCAGTTGGCGTTGAACCTTGCGATGGCTGCTAACCCAATCGGCCTGGTCGTTACGGCTGTGGCGCTGTTGGTGGCTGGCTTTGGTGTGCTGGTCGCTAAGACTGGCAGCGTCAAAAACGCATTTGCCAGTATGGGCAACTTTATTATCGGCATTTTTGAGACCATTGCTAACAGTTTCGTCCCCATGATAAACCTCATTATCAAAGGCCTTAACCTGCTGCCCGGTGTCAACATCGGGGAACTAGGCGACATCAACCTGCCACGATTCAACATCAGTAGCGGCGGCACTGCTAGCGGTGCTGCTGGTACGGCTGCTGGCCCTGATCGAGTAGAGCGCATGATTCAAGTGCCAAGCATTCCGGCTATTGCCCCGGTGACGTTGCCTGCACCATCGGGTGGCGGTGGCGGTGGCAGTCGCGGTGGCGGTGGCGGTCAGATGACCGTGCAACCGTTTGACCCTTCGGTGTATGACCCCAAGAGCCGCTTCTACGAAGTACCAGCCATGTTGGATGCGGCATACGCGCCGAAGCAAAACGTGTACAACATCACGGTCAATGCAGCTGTCGCAGAAGCCAGCCTTGGGCAAACCATTGTGGATGCGCTCACCGACTACACGCGCGTGTCCGGGCCGTTAGAGCTGCAGATCGCGGTGTGATGTGGCTGCATCAGTAGTTCAATCAGGCACCTACCTGCTCGAGCTTGACACAGGCTTCCAAGTTGATGCATTCCGTTTGGACTCATCGGTGCTCAATGGCTTAGACGTGCTTGATGGTACGACCACGTATGCCGACATTACCGAGTTCACGACTGGTGTTAGTTACACGCGAGGGCGCCGCAAAACAGATTACCAGTTCGGTGCTGGCACGTTGCAGTTTGTGATGCGTGACGAGACAGGCATCCTTGGGCCGTATGACACCAGCAGCCCCTATTACGACCCAGACAACAATCAGCCTGGACTCGCGCCATTACGCAAAGTACGCCTATCGCGTGACAGCGAGTATCTGTTTGTCGGCTATGTCACTTCCTACGAGTACGGCTTTGCCATGGCTGGCCCCAACACGGTGACGGTGCTTTGTGCCGATGACTTCTACCTTTTGGCTCAAACCCAGCTTGATGAATGGAACGTCACGGCTCAAACGTCAGGAGAGCGCATTACAAGCGCTCTGGCGCTTCCAGAAGTGTCCTATGGGGGTACGACAGCCATTGACACGGGAACGGTCAACCTAGGGCACGCCCCGGCCTATACGGTCACGGCAGGCACTAACACTCTGGCTTACCTCAACCAAATTAACCAGGCTGAGCAAGGCCGACTGTTCATGGATCGGACAGGAGTGCTGACGTTCCAGCCACGTGTTGGCACGACGCTCAGCGCCCCGATAGTGAGCTTCAACGATGATGGCACCGGGCTGAACTATCAAGATTTGTCGGTGGAGTTTGATGCCGACAACGTGGTCAATCGTGCCTACGTCCGAGCGCTCGATAACAAGGATGCAACAGACTCTGACGCTGGCAGCATCGCCACCTATTTCACGCAATCGGTATCAATCACCAACAGCCTGCTGCATACACAAAGCGAAATTGACGCGCTCGCTGCCTATCTGCTTGAGCCTGACCCAGAGCCGCGCTACACCAGCATTACCACATGGTTCGGATCACTGACCAACGTGCAGCGTGACGCAATCAGCACAGTGGACATCGGTGACACAATCAGCATTGAAAAGACCATCCCCGGTCTCGGCACGCAGCTTGGCGAGGAGCTAGCAGTTGAGGGCATTCAAGGCGTAATTGACTTCAATCGTGGGCATACCATCACGTTTTACACCAGCCCAACCACCATCGTCTATCAGCTCATTTTGGATGATGCCGTGTACGGACTACTTGACTCTTTGAACGTATTAGGATGAGGTAACCATGGCAACGACTCCATACCCATTTGTTTCGGGTGCTGTGCTCACAGCCAGCCAGCTCAATTCAACATTCAACGTTCCGGTCAATAACCAGACTGCTAGTTACGTGCTGTTGGCTTCGGATGGCGGTAAGCGCGTCGTGATGAACGCGGCAGGCGCAACGACAATCACTGTCAATAACAGTTTGTTTGGTGCTGGTGACAGCGTGTGGATTCACAACATCGGTGCAGGCACATGCACAATTACGGCAGGGACTGCAACGGTTACGACTTCAGGCAGCTTGGCTTTGGCGCAATGGGGAGGCGGCACACTGTATTTCACGTCGGCGTCAGCAGCAATCTTTTTTCGTGGGGATCTAAAAGACACACTTGCAGTTGAGTATTTGCTTGTAGCTGGCGGTGGTGCTGGCGGTGGCAACATCAACATTGGTACAGGGCCAGCTGGTGGTGGCGGTGGTGGCGGATTTGTCGTTGGAACTGGCATTATTGGCAAAACGACATACGCGGTAAAAGTTGGTGCTGGTGGTGTCGGTAGTGGCGGTGGTTCTGGCAACATGGGCACACAATCGTCGTTTATCAATAGCGCTACAGGTGGTGGTGGTGGAGGTTCGCGAAGCGATTTTGGAAGCGCCACAAATGGTGGTTCGGGTGGTGGTGCTGGTGCTGCTGGTGGAATAGGTAACGGCATTAGTGGCGAAGGAAATAATGGCGGCACAAGAATTTCCGACAGCGGTGGAGGTGGTGGTGGTGCTGGTGCAGTTGGTGGCAATGCTTCTAGTTCCACAAGTGCTGGCAATGGTGGCAACGGCTCAACAAATGCTTACGATGGTGTCAGCACTACTTATTCTGGTGGTGGCGGTGGCGGCGGTTCTGGTGCAACCACAGCCGTAGGTACAGGAGGCACTGGCGGCGGCGGTGGAGGTTCACAAGCTGGCACCGGCACGTCTGGCAGCACTAACACTGGCGGCGGCGGTGGAGGCGGTCGCACAGGCGGTAACGGCGGCAGCGGCGTCGTAATTGTTCGTTGGTTGACTGCTAACGCAACAGGACTGACAATTACAACCACTGGCAGTCCAACCACGGGCACTGATGGTTCATACACTTGGTACAAGTGGACTTCAACAGGAACATTGGTGGTGGCATAATGGCACATTTCGCATTAGTTGACGACACAAACGTCGTACGCGAAGTACTGAACGTGAGCAATGATGACTGTGCCGGCGGCGATTTACCAGAAAGCGAACCAGCAGGCCAAGCTTTTTTGTTGGCATGCGGCTTGGTCGGTCATTGGGTGCAAACTTCATACCACGCCAATTTCCGAGGCAAATACGCAGGCATTGGTGACATTTGGGATGGAACGAACTTTGTTTCACCACAGGAGTCTGAATGAAGTGGGCACCGATGCTCGAAGATTGGTTGAAAGCTTTCGTCGCTGGAAGCGTCGCCGTTCTTATCACAAGCAATTACAACGTAGAAGGCGCGCTAAAGGCCGGAATAGCGGCAGTGCTGCCAATAATCTACGCTTGGGCAAACACTAAAGACACGCGGTACGGACGCAAGTGAAATACCCGGTCAAGCAAGTCGTACTACCTGCTGACCTACGAGGCGTACAGCCAGGCCGATTGCCTGCCTACCTGCTCAAAACAATTCGGCCCTATGGGCAACTGCATCCTTTGGCGGCTCAGGCGTGGGAGGCTATGCGTAGAGCTGCGCACGCTGACGGCATCAGGCCGTTTAAGCCCACGAGCGTGGCAGACACGTATAGGAGCCTTGAGACGCAGGAGCGAGGCTTTCTGGCTCGATACACCACAGCACCCATCCCAACCACGTCTGTGCGCACGTACAAAGGACAGAAGTACTACCTAAAGCCCGGCATGGCACCGATGGCGACACCTGGCTCAAGTATGCACAATTACGCGTTGGCCTGTGATGTCAGTAATGCCAGCGGTGATCGACTCAAATGGATGCTTGCCAATGCTGACTGGTACGGCTTTTGCTGGGAGCTGCAATCCGAGCCTTGGCACATTAGGTACTACACAGGGGACAAGGTACCCTTGAAAGTGCAGCAGTTTGTGAGCCTGCATGCCAACCGAGATTTACGTAGCGCTAATTAGCGGTATAGCCATTATCTGCGCAGCTGTCCTGCCAGCCATTCTGATTGAGCGTGCACGCAAAGAAAATGCTGACGATCACGCATACGTCCGCAAGATACTTACTAGGGTGGAACACAAGATTGACAACCACCTGGAGGATCACGACAATGGCGTTACGCGACGAAATA